TTAGATCCGTGTCTTCAATGTATAGAGTAAATCAAGCGCCCGACGAGGAGTCAGATCGTCCAGATCGAGCTTGGCCAGTTCATCGAGTACCGGATGCGGCAGGCTGGCGAACAGGTCGCTTTGCTGTGGCACGGGCGGTTTGCCTTTGGTCGGGCGCGGTGCTTCATGGGGCAGGCTGGTGGTTTCCAGGCGGCTCAGGTGCTCGCGGGCACGGCTGATCACTTCGCTCGGCACGCCGGCCAGTTGCGCCACAGCCAGGCCGTAGCTCTGGCTGGCCGGGCCGGGCAGCACGTGGTGCAGGAACACGATGCGTTCGTTGTGCTCGGTGGCATTGAGGTGCACGTTGGCCACCAACGGCTGGCTTTCCGGCAGCACGGTGAGTTCGAAGTAATGGGTGGCGAACAGCGTGTAGGCCCGCAGGTGCGCGAGGCGTTCGGCCGCAGCCCAAGCCAGGGACAAGCCGTCGAAGGTGCTGGTGCCACGTCCGACTTCGTCCATCAGCACCAGGCTGCGCTCGGTGGCGTTGTGCAGGATGTTCGCGGTTTCGCTCATTTCCACCATGAACGTCGAACGTCCACCGGCCAGGTCGTCGCTGGAGCCGATGCGGGTGAAGATCCGGTCCACCAGGGACAATTCGCAGCTGGCCGCCGGGACGAAACTGCCAATGTGGGCCAGCAGCACGATCAGTGCGGTCTGGCGCATGTAGGTGGATTTACCGCCCATGTTCGGACCAGTGATCACCAGCATGCGGGTGTTGTCGTCCAGGCCCAGGTCGTTGGCCACGAACGGCGTGGTCAGGACTTGCTCGACCACCGGGTGGCGACCCTGGCTGATGCGCATGCACGGCTCGCTGACGAAACGTGGGCAGTTCAGGTCCAGGTTCAAGGCCCGTTCGGCCAGGTTGCTCAGCACGTCCAGTTCCGCCAGGGCGCCGGCGGTGTCCTGCAGGGGCGGCAATTGGCTGATCAGATCCTCGAGCAGCGCTTCGTAGAGCATCTTTTCCCGAGCCAGGGCGCGGCTCTTGGCCGACAGCGCCTTGTCTTCGAACGCCTTGAGTTCCGGGGTGATGAAACGCTCGGCGCCCTTGAGGGTCTGGCGGCGAACATAATCGGCCGGGGCCTGTTCAGCCTGCTTGCTCGGCAATTCGATGAAGTAGCCGTGGATGCGGTTGTAGCCGACCTTGAGGTTGGCCAGGCCAGTGCGGGCTTTTTCCCGGGCTTCGAGGTCGATCAGGAACTGGCCGGCGTTCTCGCTCAACGCTTGCAGCTCGTCGAGTTCGGCGTCGTAGCCGGTTTTCAGCACGCCACCGTCGCGGATCACCGCCGGCGGGTTGTCGATAATGGCTTTTTCCAGCAGCGCGGCCAGCTCCGGGTAGGTGCTGGTGGTGCGCGCCAGTTGTTGCAGATGCGGGGCTTCAAGGTCGGTCATCGCCACCTGCAGTGCAGGCAGTGCACCGAGGGCATCGCGCAGGCGCGCCAAGTCACGGGGACGGGCGTTGCGCAAACCGATGCGGGCGAGGATCCGCTCGATGTCACCGATTTCCTTGAGCTGCGGTTGCAACTGCTCGAAGCGATAACGATCCAGCAGGCAGGTAATGGAGGATTGACGTGCCAACAGCACGGTCAGGTCCCGCAGCGGCCGATTCAACCAGCGGGTCAGCAGGCGGCTGCCCATGGCGGTCTGGCAGCGATCGACCACCGATTGCAAGGTGTTGTCGCGCCCACCGGCCAGGTTGGTGTCCAGCTCCAGATTGCGTCGGCTCGCGCCGTCCAGCACCACCGTGTCATCCAGACGCTCGTGACGCAGGCTGCGCAAGTGGGGCAGGGCGGTGCGCTGGGTTTCCTTGGCGTAGGCCAGCAGGCAACCGGCCGCGCCGATGGCCAGGGTCAGGTTCTCGCAACCGAAGCCCTTGAGGTCCTGGGTGGAGAACTGCTGGCAGAGACTTTTCAGCGCCGAGTCACGCTCGAAATCCCACGGCGCCCGACGACGTACGCCACGGCGTTTTTCCGCCGGCAGGTCTTTGGGCCAGTCATCGGGAATCAACAGCTCTACCGGGTTGACCCGTTCCAGCTCCGCCAGCAGGTTTTCCCAGCCCTTGATTTCCAGCACCGAGAAATTGCCGCTGGTGATGTCCAGCACCGCCAGGCCGAACAGGCGCTCGTCGCCCAGCACTGCGGCGATCAGGTTGTCCCGGCGCTCATCCAGCAAGGCTTCGTCACTGACCGTTCCCGGGGTGATGATCCGCACGACTTGGCGCTCCACTGGCCCTTTGCTGGTGGCCGGGTCGCCGACTTGCTCGCAGATCACCACGGATTCGCCGAGTTTGACCAGCTTCGCCAGGTAACCTTCCGCCGCGTGGTAAGGAATCCCACACATCGGAATCGCCATGCCCGCCGATTGCCCACGCGCGGTCAGGGTGATGTCCAATAGCTTGGCGGCCTTCTTCGCGTCCTCGTAGAAGATCTCGTAGAAGTCGCCCATGCGGTAGAACATCAGCTGATCGGGGTGCTGGTTCTTCAGGCGCCAGTATTGCTGCATCATCGGCGTGTGGGAGGACAGGTCGTTCACGGCGGTATTCATGGGTGTCAGGGAAGCTCGTTGAAAGGTGTGGGGCAAAAGGAGGGGCATTGGCCCGGCTTTTCCGCGATGGGCGCAAGGTTAACATGGGTGGTCGGGGGGGACCCAGTTTGGGATTGGGTGTATATCCGTTGCTACGGTAACGGCTACTTATGGTTCCGCCCTGACGGCGGCTCACTTTTGAGAAGCGCAAAAGTAAGCAAAACGCTCATGCCCCACCACTCGGTGCCTCGCCTAGGCTCGGCATGCCTGAACGAAGGCATTGCTCCGTGGGCCGCCGCGAAGGGCCATCCATGGCCCAGCGCGGCTAACCCGGCATCCATGCCGGGTTGCCCACTGCGCAATACCTTCGTTCAGCCAGCGTGGTTAATGGGGCGCCGAGATCAACGTCCACCCCGAGGCGGCCTGATAGCCGACCTGGTTCTTGGTGGGACCGCGTTTCTCCTGTGGGAGCGGGCTTGCTCGCGAAGGCGGCCTGACAGCCGGCCTGTTTCCGGCTGTGCCCCCGATCCAATTGTGGGAGCGAGCCTGCTCGCGAAGGCGGCCTGACAGCTGGTCTGTTTCCGGTCTGCCTCCGATCCAATTGTGGGAGCGAGCTTGCTCGCGATGACGGCAGCCAATACAACTTAGTTGTAACTGGACTACCGCCATCGCGAGCAAGCTCGCTCCCACAGTGATGACTCGGGTTTCTCTTAGGCCTTGGCTTGCATCATGGATACCTACCTCACCTCAACCACATCCAATGCCCGATTCGCCAACAACTGGCTCAGCTCGATCATCTGTTGAACCCCCAGCAAGATATTCCGCCGCGAGCCCTTCAGGTCGAATGCGAGGTCGCTGACCATGGCGTTGGCCGAGGCCAGGGTTTCGCTGAGGTTGGCGAGCAGGCATTCGGCGTCGATGTTGGAGGCGATGATGAAAAGGGTGTCGGGCGTGTCAGCGGTTTCCTTGTCGGTTTTCGGCTTGAGGTAATAGTCCAGGGCGCGGGTGGCCGCGTCGTCGAGTTTCTTGGCGTTGGCCGATTGGCTGCGGGAGACGTGATCGTCTGGGGGATTTGGAGTGTTCTTGCTCATGATGCTTGGATCCTCGAAGTGGGAGCCATCACCGATTCGCTACTAAACGAAATGGGTGGCAGCTGTACGCAGGTTAGTAGACCGGGGATCCAAGAAACCGGCGCACCCGAGGGCGCCCTGCGCACAGCTACCATCGAATGCAGGAATGGGAGTACCTGACTGGATGGAGCGATGTACATCTTGGAAATACCGGGCTACTAAACCCGATCACTGATGGGCAGTGACAGGATCAAAAGTACCGGTGGCCCCCAAGGCGTACAAGCCGGCGGATTCTGGCGTAGTTGTAGGCAGAGGCGCAAGGCGACGTGGCCTTGTGTTGCGTATTTGAAGGACGGGCTTGACGTCTTTTCTTAGGGACGTGTAGGGCAAATCCCGGGTGGGGGAGTTTGGCTTTTGTAGGAGCTGGCGAAGCCTGCGATCTTTTGATCTTTCGCTTGGGATTCAAGTGTCTTTGGAAAGATCGCAGCCTCGTTGCACTCGACAGCTCCTACACTGCTCGTACGGTTCAGTGTGCGTAAGCTCCTTCGCCACAATGGATGCAAAAGGCAGGAATTGCATATTTATGCAAAACAGCATTTGTCTTCTGCAAAAAGAACAAGCATCATGCGCGTTATGCAAAAACGCAACGTTTCGACCGTATTAAGAGCATTGCTCGATCAGCACGGGATCTCCCCCACGGAGCTTCACCGGCGTACCGGCGTGCCTCAGTCCACCCTCTCGCGGATCCTCAGCGGCAAAATTGTCGACCCTTCGGATAAACACATCTCGAAGATCGCCGACTATTTTGCCGTGAGCACCGACCAGTTGCGCGGGCGCGCGGACGTTGTGCCCGCCGGCAATGCTCGCCGCGACGAGCCACATTCCGAACTCAAGGACATAAGCCTGTGGGACGACGAAACACCCGTCGAAGAAGACGAGGTGTCGGTCCCTTTTCTGCGCGAGGTTGAATTGGCTGCTGGATCAGGAAGATTCGTCATCGAGGAAAGCGAGCGCTCCAGCCTGCGGTTCGGCAAGCGCAGCCTGCGCCACAACGGCGTGCAGTTTGACCAGGCCAAGTGCGTGACGGTGCGCGGCAACAGTATGTTGCCGGTGCTGCGCGACGGTGCCACGGTTGGAGTGAACGCAGGCAAATGCGGGATCGGCGACATCGTCGACGGTGACCTCTATGCCATCAATCACAACGGTCAACTGCGGGTGAAGCAACTTTATCGCCTGCCCACCGGCATCCGCCTGCGCAGCTTCAACCGCGATGAACATCCGGATGAGGACTACACCTTCCAGGAAATGCAGGACGAGCAAATCGTCATCCTCGGTCATGTCTTCTGGTGGGGCATGTACGCCCGTTAACCCCTCCGCTGTCAGATAAAACCCGCCGCCGTGCGGGTTTTTTTTCGCCTCCTGAAAACCCGTAAACCCCGTGTTTCTGCGGATTTCATGCGTCCATGCATTCATGGGGCATAAATAAATGCATTTACGCATTGACTGTATATGCATACATGCATATTCTGTGTCCAAGCCGCTCGACAAAGCGGCTGGCAACGAAGCTCTTTAGTTCCACCAACAGGCAGCGATGAACCGGCCTTAACGGTTCAGAGGGTTGGCAACTGACCCGGGTGTGCAGCGTAAAGCACCAGAAGCAGTTATCCGGCGGGCAGGGACCGCGGCCGGAGGAACAATTTGAATGGATTCGTACCGCGCCAGTCGCGCCGAAAGATCAACTTCCTTATGGCCATTGGTCAAGGACGACGAGGGAACGCATTACTGAAAAGCCCGGTTCATTGCCGGGCTTTTTGGAATGCCTACCTGAAGCAGGCAGATCGAAGAGTGCCGGAGTACCGGCAATCAATAAGGATATGAGCATGAAAAAATACGCACGCGTTGTGGACGGTAAAGTCGACAACATCTACGAAACCGTCAACCCGATTTCTGAGGAATACCCGGCAGACCAACTTTGGATTGACGTTACCGGCAGTTCCAGCGCCGAAGTCGATTACGACTACAACGCAGTCAACACTGATGGGCTCTGGTCGTTCAACTCTGGTTTCCCTTGGCCACAGACTGCACTTGCGGAGCAGATGCGTATTGAAAAAGGCAGGCGACTCGACAGCGTCATGACCCAAGTGGCGTCTTCGGGATTGCAATTCAAAGTCGATCTGGGCGTCGCTACCGCTGCCGAGCAGGCTTACTTGATTGCCTTCAAGGAGTATTGCGTCGCCTTCACTCAGGTCAACAAACAACCCGCTTTTCCACTGAGCATTGTTTGGCCAGAGTTGCCCTGAACGGAGTGTCTTCTTGAAAAGCCCGGCGCAGTGTCGGGCTTTTTGCACTGCCTTCCGACGTTCATTCATCCCAGGAAGCGTGACATGACAAACGAGCAACAAGGGTTGCTGGACATGCCGATCTGACTGGCCATGGTGCTCGCTCTGGTGGGTGGGGTGTCCGGCGAGATGTGGCGCGCCGCCAATGGGAGGGCTTTCGATGCTGAAGGATTTCAGATGCGGTCACTGCAAAAGACTTCTGGCCCGCATGGGCGAGAACACCGAACTCCAGATCAAGTGTTCCCGTTGCGGGACGTTGAATCATGTGAAGGCCGTTGAGCCTCGAGTGAACGCCAGTGAGCGAGATGAGCGCCGTTGATCAACCGCGCGATCAATCAATAACTCAAGAGGTGAATCATGAATCGTTTCAAGAAATACGTCGCCCCGCTGTTGCTGTCCATTGCGCTGCTCGGTGTGGGGAGCAACGCTAGCGCCGCCAACCTTCTGCTCAACGGTAGCTTCGAACAGCCAGGCTGCAGCGGCAGTTGCATCCTGGATACTCCGGCGAAAGCCAACTTCATCACCGGTTGGACGACGTTTTTGTCAGGTGCCGAGTACTTCAATATGCCCGCCTCGATCGGGGGTTCCGTGGCTGCGGATGGCGTTGTGATTGTCGACTTGGCCAATTATGTCTATGGCAACGGCGGTGGTATCCAGCAGAACTTCGCCACCGCGGTCGGCGCCAAGTACCGTTTGACCTTCAGCGCGGGTAATTCGCGCTACGCCAGCCGCTCCGGCGACGGCACCATCCAAGTCAAGGTGGCGGGGCAGAGTGTCACCTTCAACACGCCGTCGGCGAAAGGTACTGCGGTGGAGTGGAGCACCATCACGTATGACTTCATAGCCACTTCGGCTCAAACGACTTTGGCGTTCTCCAATGAGCAGAACCCTTACGCCAACTTCGCCTTCATCGACAACGTCATCGTTGAGCCACTGTAAACATCGTTTGTCCTGCGAAGACCCGCCGTCCCCAAGCACTCATCCGTCAACGTCGCAGTCACACCGACGTCTTCGCTCTATCTGGTCATCGACAGAAAGGCTAACAACTCTTGCGACGCGACCAGTGTGGACATGCTGATTACTCGGTAAAAACCTATTTATCCAAAGGAATAAACCAATGAAAAAATTCTTCAGCGTGCTGATCGCAGCCGTCCTGGCTACCCAGACCCTCCCTGCGTTTGCTGAAACCTCACCTGTCGGTTCCTGGCAATTCGCTTCCTACCATGTTCCGGGCGGTGGTTTTTATGCCAACCAAACGATCTGTTTCAAAGCGGACAATACCTGGTACTCGAGCTCGCAGGCCGGCTGGAAGGGTGCATGGTTCCAGAACGGGGACGATCTCCAATGGAATGGGAGTGTGCCAATGCCGGGTGCAGGGAGCGCCAACAATCTCGCGACCATTGCCATGGGTAAGTTAGTTGTCGCGGGTTCGATGTCGGGTAACTACGCGGAATGGGCAGCGCCCAGTGCGCTACCGCTGCCCTGGGACAAGCACTACACCTACACCATGACTTACAAAGGCGCGACCTGCGCTGCGCCAAAGTGATGTCAGCCTTCAATGACCTGACAAAGTTTGAACGCCGTTTCTAGCAACTTAATGGTTGCACCGACCCACATCTCATTCAACTTCAAACAACTTCCCGCCCAATCTTAATTACCCCAGGAAACGAGACATGACAAACGAGCAACAAGCGTTGCTGGACATGCCGATCTGGCTGGTCATCGTGCTTGCCCTGGTGGGCGGGGTGTCCGGCGAGATGTGGCGCGCCGACAAGGAGGGCGCCCGTGGCTGGTCGTTATTGCGGCGCCTGGCCTTGCGCTCCGGTGCCTGCGTAGTCTGCGGCGTATCGGCAACCATGCTGTTGTACGCCCTCGGCATGTCGATCTGGAGCGCCTGCGCTTTGGGTTGCCTGACCGCCATGGCCGGTGCCGATGTGGCGATCGGTCTTTACGAACGCTGGGTCGCCAAGCGGATCGGCGTTTGCGAAATCCCTCCGCGGGACGTTCCTCCCGATCAGTCGTGAATTCACATCGCTGATCCCTACACAAGGAGGCGATCAATGCCCGTCCTTATCGAAAAACCGTCGCAGCTGTTCTTCGCCATAGCCCAGACGCTGCGCATTACTTATCCCACCTTGAAAGTCGGCAGCCCCCAGGATTTCGATGGCTCCGACGATCAACCCTGGGTGCTGATTGCCATTGAGCGTGACGCACCCGGCCACCGTGCCAACGACGGGCGTATCGCCCATATCCTGACGGTTTCACTGCAAGTGGTCATGGCCGTTCCGGGATGGGAGGCCTGCGACTTGGCCGCTGAGCTGAAGCATCTGGTCATGGATAACCGCTGGGGTTTGTCGGGCGATCAATGCGACCTGCCCATGGAGCTCGATGGTCTGCCGTCCACGTTCATCAACCCGACACGGCAATACACCGCCTGGACCCTTTCCTTCAGCCAAACCCTGTACCTGGGCTCGACGCTGCTGGACGACCCGCTGGGTATCCCGAAGTTTGCCCGCACCTGGGAAGTGTCGAACATCGACGACCCGGACCAATACACCGCACTCGAGGGTTGAGCCATGTTCGATGCGCTGTTACGGATGCATCTGGGGCCGATCATCGAGCGTCTGGCGCAGATGGAAACCGAGCTGGAAGACTTGCATCGGCGTGCGGAGAGTTTCTGCCGCATCGGCGTTTGCCAGGAAGTCGACGCGGCCAGCAACACCTGCAAAGTCAGCCATGGCGGACTGCTGACCCCGGCGATCCGCTTTTTCAACCCGAGCGCCGGCGCCCAGAGCGAGTCGCGGATTCCGTCGGTGGGCGAGCAATGCTTGTTGCTGAACCATGGCGGCGGCGAAAGCGGCGGGCAAGCCGTGGCGTTGTTCGGCCTCAATGGCGGTCAGTTCCCGCCCGTCTCGACCCAGGCTTCGCTGACGCGTCGCCTCTATCAGGACGGTACGGAAAACGGCTACGACCAGGCCAGCCATGTCCTGCACTGGCAAAACGGCCCGGCGGCATTCAGCGGTTCCCGTGAGGCCCTCCAGTTGAACATCGGCCCGTCGCGGCTGGCGATGACGCCCGAAACCATCGAATTGCAAGTGGGTGCCGTCGGCATTCGGCTCGACGCCTCCGGTGTGCACCTGAGCGGCCCGGTGGTGGATCACCAGGGACGCGTCATCAGTACCGCATAAGAGATTTCCTCATGATTGGAATCGATCGAAATACCGGCGCCACGGTCGACGACTGGCTGCAGTTCGTGCAGCGCGCCACCCGTGCGCTGACCACGCCGTTGGGCACTCGCCAGAAGCGCCCGTTGTATGGCTGCGCACTCACCCAGTTGCTGGGGCAGAACCTCGGTGACGACTTGCTGATCCTCGCCCAGAGCCACGCGGCCCAAGCGTTCTACAACCCGGACAACGGCATCGATGATTTCGAGCCCCAGGTCATCGTCGCCAGCCGCCACGGCGCCGGATTGCTGCTGCGTTTCGCCGGCACCTGGAAAAACCGCAAACAGACTTTCGAGGTAGTGACATGAGCATGTTGATACCCGGCCAGAACCAACTGGCCGAACCGGCCATCGTCACCGTCGACGCGTTCGAGGACTTGCTCGCGGAGTTCAAGACCTTCGTGGTCGAATACGTCGCCGCACGCTCTCCCGCCAGCGCCGCCAAGCTGGTGGACAGCCTCGAGAACGAAAGCGAACTGCTGACCTTGGCCCTCGAGGCGTTCTGTGTCCGGCTGCAAACCCACGAACGCAAATACAACGCCCGCATCAAGCAGATGTTGGCGTGGTGGGCCACGGGCACCAACCTCGATGCTCGCCTCGCGGACATGGGCCTTGAGCGTCAGTTGCTCGACCCGGGCGACCCGGCGGCCTTCCCGCCCATCCCGCCGGTCTACGAGAGCGATGACGATGCGCGGTTGCGCTACTACCTGGCGCCCCACGCCCCGGCGGCCGGCTCGCGCATGCAGTATCGGCGGGAGATTTTTACCCTGGGGCAGCGTCCCGTCGTAAAAGTCGAGAACGCCTCGGCGGGTGTGGTGACGGTCACCTACACCTTCGACCCGGACAGCTATGCAGCCCAGATCAAGGACGGCAACGGACGCCGTACCGCGCCCGGCGAAGTCACGGTCACGGTGTTGTCCCGCGACGGCGATGGAACGCCGTCCGAAGTATTGCTCGACGGCGTCCGCGAGCACTTCGCCCGACCGGATGTACGACCCGAGACGGACTTGGTCATCGTGCAGGCTGCGCAAATCAAACCTTACAAAATCCGCGTCGTGGCGAAGATCAATCCCGGGCCTGACTCGGGCCTGACCAAGGCTGCCGCACACCAGCAACTGCTGGGCTATGCCGAGGCGTGTCATCGACTGGAAGGCCGGGTGGACCCGAGCTGGATCGACTACGCGCTGCACAGCGCGGGCGCGGTTCAGCTGCAGATTCTCGAACCGCTTGCGCCGATTGTGACGACGGCTTTCCAGGCGCCGTACTGCATGGGCGTCGAGGTCGAGGTGGATACGTTATGAGTGACGACACTTCTCGACCGAGCCTGCTGCCGGTCAACAGTTCACCGCTGGAACGGGCGCTGGATCTCGGTTTCGCCCGATTGCTCGAACGCATCGATCCGCCGTTTCCCGAGCTGATGAACCCGGCGACCACGCCCTTGGCGTTCCTGCCATATCTCGCGGCGGATCGCGGCGTCAACGAATGGAGCTCCGCAGCACCCGAGGCGGAAAAGCGCCTGACCGTTGAACTCGCCTGGCCCACCGCCCGGCAGGCCGGGACGCGAAAGGCGCTGGAAAACGCCGCCAAGGGTTTGCAACTGATGCCTGAAGTGCGCGCCTGGTATGAACAAACGCCACCCGGCCCGCCCTACAGTTTTTCCGTCAGGGCGTTTACCGAGCAGCCCTACAGCGAAGCCATCGACGCCCGTCTCGACCGGCGCCTGGCGGATGCCAAAAGCGAGCGCGACACCTTGAAGGTGTCTGTCGGCTTGAGTGCATTCGGCCGTCACGTCATCGGCGCCGCGACGCTGTGTGGCGAGCTGACCACGGTTTATCCGATCGTCATCGAAGGACTGCAAGCCTCGAGTCAGGTCTTCATGGCCGCCGGGCTCTACACCGTCGAAACCTCCACTATTTATCCACAGGGGTCCTAAATGGCCGACTACTACACCCTGCTCACCGATGCGGGGATCGCCTACGAAACCGCCTGCAAGGCGGCGGGCACACCGATCAAGCTGTCGCAGATTTCCGTCGGTGACGGCGGCGGCACGGAATACAACCCGGCCGCAACGGCGACGGCGCTCAAGCGCGAAGTCTGGCGCGGGCCGCTCAATGCGTTGTTCCAGGATGAAAACAACCCGAGCTGGCTGTTGGCCGAGGTCACCATCCCGTCCGACGTCGGCGGCTGGTATGTGCGCGAAGCCGGCATCTGGACCGATACCGGGATCCTGTACGCGATCGTCAAATATCCGGAGTCGTTCAAACCGGTGTTGGCGACTTCCGGTTCGGGGAAAGAGTTTTATATTCGGTCGATTTTCGAGACCAGTAATGCCGAGCTGGTGACGCTGCTGATTGACGATACGGTGGTCAAGGCGACGCGGGCCTGGGTGACCGGCTACGTGGCCGACGAACTCGCCAAGCTCGACAGGAAGCAGTCGGTGCGGGTGGCGACGACGGCCAACATCGTCTTGAGTGGTGCGCAGGCGATTGATGGTGTGGCGGTGGTCGCCGGGAATCGGGTCCTGGTCAAATCCCAGACCTTGGCGAAAGACAACGGTATCTACGTGGCCGCGAACGGCGCTTGGGGTCGGGCAAAGGATGCCGATGCGAGTGTCGAGGTGACTTCGGGGTTGATTGTCTCGGTGGAGGAGGGGACGACGCTTGCCAACACGATCTGGCAGTTGATTACCGATGGGGTGATTGTACTGGGCACTACGGCGTTGGCGTTTCAGAACATCACGCAAGGGTTTGCGCCGCTCAACTCTCCCGTGCTGCTGGGCGTCCCGACTGCCCCGACTGCTCCGGTCAGCAACAACAATCAGCAGCTCGCGACGACTGCGTTTGTGCAGCGTGCGCTCGGCAACCATTCAAGCGTTGGCGGGCTGGACGCGAGTACCGTTCTGACCGCGGATGCGTTCGGTAAGTCGTTCATCATCAATTCCGCCAGCCCGGTGAACATCACCTTGCCCAAGGCAAGCACTGGGTTCAATGGCGGCACCATCAATCTGCTGAACGTGTCGACCGGTACTGCAACCATAGTCCTGCAAGGTACGGATTATGTGGCGGGTATTGCTGCCAATCAGTTGGTACTCAAGACGATGGACAGCATCACATTGTCGACCGGCGCGGGAATCACTTGGTATGCGGAGAACGGATCGGTTCCGGATGCGTTGTCTACTGCATTCAATGGAGGGGTTCGGACTATTCTGGACAAATTCGGTCTGGGCTCCGATGCAGCAAAAATCCCAGTGATCAGTGACTTCTCGGAGGATATCAAGCCTGGGCTCTATCGAGCATTTACGCTGGGACATCCTGAAGCGTCTGTCGGTGGACCGCCAGAAATCAGCGGCATTGGCGGTACCTCCATGACGGTGATGGTCGGCGGTGGCTATATCGCACCCAGCTATAAGACGTTCCTCGCGATCATCAACTTCAATGCTAACACTCCAACGCGGGCTTATATCGGTCACAAAGTCACTGCCGGGGAGCCGCCGATTTGGAATGAAATCGCGCAAAGTGTCCATCTGCCCTATCGCAGCAAGGCCTATTACAAAACCGCTGGCACCTTTCAGTGGACGGTGCCAGCGAATGTCTGGAAGGTTTTCGTAGAGGTTTGCGGTGGCGGCGGAAGCGGCGCCTTCGGGACATTGGACACCGGTGCTGGCGGCGGTGGCGCAGGCGGGATCAGCAAGCGACTCGTCTCTGTTACGCCCGGCTCAACAGTCACGGTGACCGTGGGGGCGGGAGGCGCCTACGTGACAACTGCCAACACGATAGGCAATCCGGGTGGTTCTTCTTCCTTCGGTACGCATTGCTCGGCAACGGGCGGCGCAGGCGGGCTGGTGGTGGGCGGTGCTGGCGCTGGTTACGGCTCTGGCGGCGACTTCAACGGTACGCTAGGGGCCGGAAATCCACCGGTGCGTAATGCGGCGTCCAATGGCGGGATTGGCGGTGCTGGAGGGGGCGGAGAGAGCATTTTTGCCGCAGTTGACACTACCGTTCTGACGCAGCCCGGTATGGGAGGGGGCGGCCGAATCGGGACTCGATCTCAGGCCGGTGCCGATGGTTGTGTGTTCATCACCTATTGAGGAGAGCTGTATGTTGTGGGCAAGAATTGAAAACGGGTCGGTGGTTGAAACTACCGACCTTGATCCCTCTGAACGTTTCCACTCGGATCTATTGTGGCAAATCTGTCCATCCGATGTGCGACCAGGTTGGGCCATCATTGACGGGGAGTTTTCCCCACCCCCAATACAAATCTCTGAGCAAGCCGAGGTCGAACGGGTGTGGCGCAATTTTGAGTTGGCGGCCACCGAATGGTTGGTTACACGTCACCGTGACGAACTAGATTTAGGCGTGGCTCCTACGCTGACGGTGGAGCAATTCCCTGAACTGCTTTCCTACCGTCAGGCACTTCGGGATTGGCCGCAAACAGCGACTTTCCCCAACGCTGAATTTCGGCCCATCGTACCTTCTTGGATCGCCGATCAAACCCAATAAACGCCCCGCACCGACGGGGCGTTTTCTCATCCATCAAACACTCAACAGCCCCTTTCCCAAGGGGCTTTTTCATATCTGGAGAAACACAAATGGCATTACGCCAAACCTACACCGTGCTCCTCCCATTCCCCACCGGGGGTGGTCACTGGTCGAGCATCGGCCAGGAACTCGATCTGCTCGACGTCGAGGCCAATGCCTTGCACAGCGCCGGTCGCCTGGAACTGAAAAAAACCGAAGCCGTCGATCCGGCTCCTGCATCCATCCCGGCCAAAAAGGCCACCATCAAGAAGGCTGAATAACCATGGCTGAGGTTCTGAACTTCGAGCACAACGGCATCACCGTCAATGCCACTGAATCTCCCGAGGCCATGGGTGGCCTGGGGGACAATGTCATCGGTCTGGTCGGCACCGCGCCGAATGCCAATCCGCTGATCCCGAAAAACACCCCGTTCCGCATCAACAGCTTCACCACCCAGGCCCAGCTGGACCCGACCGGTGCCGAGGCGGGCACGTTGTTCCAGGCGGTGTACCAGATCCTCAAAGTGGTCAAGGTGCCGGTCTACGTGGTCATCGTCGAAGAGGGCGCCACGCTGGCCGATACGCAGAACAACGTGATCGGCGGCATCGAGGCGCAGACCGGGCGCAAGTTGGGCCTGGCGGCGTTGAGTGGGGTCGCTGAAGACCTGACCATCATCGGCGCGCCGGGCTTCACCGGCACCAAGGCGGTGGCCAGCGAATTCGCCTCGTTCGGCAAGCGCATCAAGGCCCGTGTGGTACTCGACGGCAAGGACGCCGCGGTCGCCGACCAGGTGACCTACAGCCAGGAACTCGGCGGTGCCGACCTCGGTTTCGACCGCTGCCTGGTGGTGCACAACATGCCGGCGGTGTACTCCAAGGCCGCGAAGAAAAACGTCTTCCTGGCCCCGTCGAGCCTGGCCATCGCCGCCCTCGCCAAGGTCAAGCAATGGGAGAGCCCGGGCAACCAGGTGACCTTCGCCGAAGACGTCTCGCGCACCGTCGAATACAACATCCTCGACACCTCCACCGAAGGCGATCTGCTCAACCGCTACGGCGTCAGCTACTACGCCCGGACTATCCTCGGCGGCTTCTCGCTGCTGGGCAACCGTTCCATCACCGGCAAGTTCATCAGCTATGTCGGCCTGGAAGATGCCATCAGCCGCAAGCTGGTGAAGGCCGGCCAGAAAGCCATGGCCAAGAACCTGACCAAGTCGTTCATGGACCAGGAGGTCAAGCGCATCAACGACTGGCTGCAAACCCTGGTCGCCGACGAAACCATCCCCGGCGGCAGCGTGTACCTGCACCCGGAATTGAACAGCGTCGAGAAGTACAAGAACGGCACCTGGTACGTGGTCATCGACTACGGCCGCTACGCGCCGAACGAACACATGATTTATCAACTCAATGCCCGCGATGAAATCATCGAGCAGTTCCTGGAGGACGTTCTCTAATGTTTACCAACCGCGTAAGACAGGCCATCGCGGCCACCCTGCAAGGCCTGCCGTTGTCGGCGACCGTGGAAGATTTCTCCCCGCCAAAGATCGAATTCGACATGGAAGAGATGCGTGGCGGCCGTTTCATTGGCGAGGAAATGGCCAAGGGCGGCAAGGTGCTGACGGCCAAGCTGACGCTGCAAGGTCTCGGTCCGGAAGTCATGCTGGCATTGGGCGTGACGGTGGGCGAGGACATTCTGCTCAACGTGCGTGAAGCCGGCCAGGATCAGGACGGCAACACCTGGTTCACCTACCACACGGTGGGCGGCAAGTTGAAATCCCTGGAGGAAACCCCGCTGAAAATGGGCGAGAAGCCCAAGACCAACCTTGAGCTGTCCTGCCGCACCTACAACCGCCTGGAAAACGGCGTCCCGGTGATCGACATCGACGTGCGCACCCAGAAGTTCGTGCTCAACGGCGTCGACATCCTCGGTGATGCGCGCCGCGCGGTGTTGCTGCCTTAAACCAATACCAATCCCTGTGGGAGCGAGCCTGCTCGCGATAGCGGTGTACAGACACCTCGATGCTGAATGCTCCGACGTCATCGCGAGCAGGCTCGCTCCCACAGGTGGCGCGGCTTGATTTTCCGGTATTGCGCAACACCTTCCCAGTACCCACCAAGGAACCGATTTCATGTCCTGGATACCTCCTACCCATGAGCTGTTGTCGCCGATCACCGCTGACGACGGCTCGCAGATCGAGCAGCTCCCGCTCAAGCCGCTGTACTACGCCGCGCAAAAAGATGCCCTGGCCCGCGCTGGCGATGACGAAGACGATCAGTTCTTCGAGTTGGCCAAACTGGCCACCGGCCTGTCGGTCAAGGAACTCGACCAGCTCAAGCGCCCGGACTACGTCAGCATTGCGCAATACGTGCATGAAATGTCCACCCGTCCGGCGTCGCACTTCCTGGAATCGGTGGATGGCGCAGCAGTCGATCCCGACCAGGTACAACTGCTGCAACCGCTCGACGTCGCGGGCCGCAGCCTGACCGCGCTGACCCTGGAAATGCCGGTGCTGCGTGCCACCAAGGCGATGAAAAAACTGAAGACGGCCAAGGAACGCGCCGAGTTCATCACCGCCCATTGCACCGGCCTGATGATCCCCGATCTCGATCGGCTGACTGTGCCTGACTGGAACCAGTTGCAGGTACGCATCGACGATTTTTTAAACAAACCGGCGGACTTCTTTCGGAGCGCGACATCGAAGTGATCCTCGATGTGGTGCCGCTCATTTACTCGGTAAGTGAGGCGGAAATCCTGGAGTGGGACGTCGGCAAGGCCTTGCGCCGCTACGACATCGCGATCAGTCGCCTTGGCGTGAAACAGGAGTAGAGCGGGATGGCGGACGATAGATATTCGCTCAAATACGCAGCCTTCAATGAGAGTGGGGTGGGGTTCGGTAATACCAGCCTCACCAATGGCGTGTCGGCACAAGGCGCGTTCGCCAGGGATCAACTGGCGAGCCTCGATCTGGCGCTGGAAACACTCGGGCTCAAGCTCGGGCTGCTGACCACGGCGATCGAATCGCTGACTGTGAAGCTGTCGGCGCAACGATTGTTTTCTCAAACGATGGGCGCTGACGCCAAGGGCGCGTCGGCCAATGAGGCAAAGGGCAAGTCCAGTGGCGGTATCGAACCACCGGCGCTGCTCAAGCCTGCGATAGCAATGGATTCGGCCATGGCCGAGCTGAAGCAGGTCACCGGATTTACCCCTCGCCAGCTTGAACAGACGACTGAGTCAACCCGGCACGTCGCCACCGCTAAGCTGGTGGCGGCCGGGGGCACCACGGCGGTTGAAGTGGTGGGGATGCAAAGCCTGGCGGCCAGGAAAGGCATCGGTAACGACTTGCCCAATGCCTCGGATCGACCGCAAGAACTGTCGCGTTTCGCCTCGGATGCTGCCGTCATCGCGACGGCGTCCAGGAGGCCGGCCATGGAGGTTGCCGAGATGCTGGCCGACTGGCGCATCTCCATGAAGCTCAGCGGCGCTCAAGCCTTTGACTTGGCGGATGCAACCAACCAATTGGGCAAACTACCCGATGGTGCAAAACCGGCTGAAATCGGTGCGATCTTGCAGCGTGACGGTGCGGCTGCAACGACGGCAGGCCTGGCCCCTGCCCAAGCCGCAGCGGTGACGGCGGCATTGCTCAATACCGGTACCAGACAAGCTGAAGCCGGCGTGGCGCTGGATAGCTTCACGACAGCCCTGGGCAAGGGTGACCAGGCCTCCACCACCGAGCAAACGGCCTGGAAACAGCTGGGCCTGGAGCCCACGGCGGTCGCGAGCGGCCTGCGTGACAAGGATACGGCGCCTGGCACGGTGATGACGGTGCTGGCGGCCTTGAGCGCGCAACCGGCCGAGAAGCGCTCGGCCCTTGCCACCACGCTCTTCAGCCATGGCGATGAAGCCGTGCTGCGCATGGCGCAGAAACTGCCCGATGTGAATGCAGCCTTCCTACAGGTGAAAGACCCAGGTCAATACGCCACTTCACAATTGGGCAACGACGGTTCGGTGCGGCAGGACGCCTTGGCGTTGTCGAAAACCCAGCAAGGCCAGCTGAATATTCTCAACGCCCGCAACGAGCGTTTGTCGCTGGCCACGGGCAACGCGCTGATGCCTTCGGCGGATAGCTCGTTTCAATGGCTGGGTTCGCTGGCCGATGGCATGAGCGAGTTGGCTGAGTCCTCACCCAAAGCCGCCGCGGCCATCGTGTTGATTGGCGCGGCGATCAAACCGCTGGTGGGCGCGTTGCTCAAGGCGGTAGGGGATGAGATCTCCAGTCAGGTAGCCAAGCGGGTGTTGGGCAGGGCCGCTCCGCACCTTCCCGGCCGATTGGGTGAAGTGATCTCCGAAGATTTCAGAAATCGTCGTGGGGACAAGCTGGATACGAGCAATGCCAGCCAGCGTCCCGAACCCACGAGAGGGCCGAAAATACGCGTCAGCGCACGAGGCTCACTCGGGGCAACGGCCTCATTACGCTCAATGACTCGCAGGGCGCCTGGCCCATTGAAAGTCGTCGGCGCCGTCGCTGACGTGGCTGAGGGGGTACTGACCGGCGACAAGCGAATGATGGGCGCAGGCCTGGGCGCCGCCGGTGGCGGCTGGGCCGGCGCTGCTGCGGGGTCTGCGGCCGGTGCCGCTCTGGGGAGTGTCGTTCCGGTGCTCGGCACTGCCATTGGTGGTGTGCTTGGCGGACTGCTGGGCGGCTGGCTGGGCAGCGATGCCGGCGCGTCTCTGGGCGAAAAACTCGTCGCCCCCGTCGACAGACTCGCCGCTCCGGACCAGGTCAGCAAAGACCTGACCAACGCCCAAACCAACCAACAGCAAAACACCATGACCGCGAACATCTACATCAACGGCCAGGACCAGGCCAGTGCGAGTCAGTTGGCGAACCTGGTCGTGCAACAGATCACCGGCCAGTTCGGCCTGGCATCCATGCCAAACACACTCGCCATGCGCAGTGATGCGGCCCTGACCGACGGAGGTACGTGATGCGTCAACAAATGGCCCTCGGCAGTTTCATCTTTGGCCTGTCGAGAAATTTTGCGTACCACCAACTGGTACATACGTCGGACGGTGGCTGGAAAAGCATCGACATTCTCACTAGCAAACCCAAGTCCAGCCAGATCGGCCAGGGCTTGCAAGAGCTGACGATCACGGGCAAGTCGATGTACGCGACCGCCATGGATCGCCTCGATGAACTGCGCGCCCTGCAGGCGCAGCGCATTCCGCTGCCGTTGGTCGATGGCATCGGCCGCAACTGGGGCCTGTGGCAGATCAACAAGGTCACGGAGACCCAGACCGAAATCATTGATGACGGCACGGCGATGGTGGTCGGCTGGGTGGTGGTATTGATGGAGTTCGCCAATGCGTAGGGTTCGAAGTATCGCCGGTGATTCGGTGAATCTGTTGCTGTACCGCGAGCTTGAGCGTTGCGACGACCTCGTCGAGGCAGCGCTCTGGCGGCTCAATCCGGGACTGGCTGAATGGGGCCCGGTATTGCCGGCGGGTGTGTGGGTGGTCTTGCCGGAAGTGGACCTCAAGCCCGTGGCGACCCCACCGGTTTCGGCTTGGGATTAAGGAGGCGATATGTCATTGGGTTTCACGCCGGCGGTAGAAATTTATGGCGCGAATGCCGCGCTGCTCAACGAACGCCTGCTCAAGTGGGAGCATGTCGACGCGGCGGGGATCGAGTCCGATCAACTGACGCTCACCATCAGCCTGGAAGGCCTTGAAGGGTTGCCCAGCCTGGGCGGGAAGATCGGGCTGCGGGTCGGTTATCTTGAATCGGGCCTGGTAGACAAAGGCGAGTTCGTCATCGCTCGGCGCACGCCGACACTGTTTCCCTTGAGCCTCACGCTGGTGGCCATGGCGGCGCCGTTCAGCGCGGCGGACCAGACGGGGTTCAAGCAGCGCCGATCCGTTAGTCATGGGCCGACGACCCTGGGTGCGCTGTTTCGTCAGTTGACCTCCAGGCACGGGTTTTCTCCCCGTGTGGCGCCGGAACTGTCGCTGATAAAAATTGAGCACATCGACCAGACCAACGAAACCGACATGGGTTTCCTCACGCGCCTGGCTCACCGTTATGACGCCGTCGCCAAGCCGGTCAACGAGCTGTATGTGCTGGCCCGGCGCGGCCAGGCGAAGTCGCTGTCGGGCAAGGTCCTGCCCGAGATGAAACTGTCGGTGACGACCAACAATCGCCCGGGTGATCACGCTTTCATTTCGGCCAAGCTGGATGAAACCGCCCGAGCTAAATACCAGGGCTGCAAGACGACGTGGTGGGATGCGGCGGCTGGCAAGGTTCGTGTCGAAGAAAGCGGCGTCACACCGTTCAAGACCCTGCGCCAGCGCTTCCAGAGCGCAGACGATGCCCGCGCCGCTGGCGAAGGCGAGGTACGCCGGATGGAGCGCGAAGCACTCAAGGTGACCATCGAGTGCCCTGGCAACCCGGGGCTCTCCGCCGAGGGCATCGTGCTGCTGGACCCCACCTGGCCGGATTTCATGCGCGGTCGCTGGTCGATCGACAAAGTCACCGCCAATGGCGACCGGGAAAAAAGCTACCGCTGCCTGATTCATGCAACCTGCCTGGATGCCAGGGCCTGACACCACCCTCCTGTGGGAGCGAGCTTGCTCGCGATAGCGTCCTGACATTCGACATCTGCGTTGCCTGACACACCGCCATCGCGAGCAAGCTCGCTCCCACAGTTTTGTTCAGCGTTGCACATACCCCAGCGGCTAACAGCGTTCTTCTATGGGAGTGAGATGCAGGATGAGCACTTTCCAGCCGCTGAATATCGTCCGGTTGCGCCGTCCTGGCTGGCCGGACATCTTTGATCACGCACTTGCGATGACCTGAACATGGACCTTACACAACAGCAACTCATCAACATCATGCCCAACGCCCGCGCTCAAGCGGGCGTTTTTATTTTCGCATTGAACACCGCCATGTCGCGCCATCGCATCGACACACCCAAGCGCATGGCCGCGTTCCTGGCCCAGGTCGGTCATGAGTCGGGACAATTGCGTTATGTACGTGAGCTGGGCAGCGAGCAATACCTTGAAAAATACGATACCGGGACCCTGGCCGTTCGCCTGGGTAACTCGCCCCAGGCTGACGGTGATGGGCAGAAGTATCGCGGCCGAGGACTGATCCAGATTACCGGCCACGACAACTATCTGCGTTGCAGCCTCGGCCTGTTCGGCGACGAACGCCTGCTGGCCCTGCCTGAGCTTCTTGAACGGCCGCAATGGGCCGCCGAATCCGCCGCCTGGTTCTGGGAGCGGAACGGTTTGAACGAACTGGCTGACCGCGATCAGTTCAACACCATCACCCGCCGCATCAACGGTGGCTTGAACGGTTTGGAGGCGCGGTTGCAACTCTGGGCACGGGCGAGGGCGGTGTTATGCCAACCTTCGGCCTGATGCCGTTTTCGTCCCGTGCCCTGGGTGTTGTTGCGTTGCTCGCGCTGCTGGCCGGCGGTTCGGCGATGCTCGCGTGGCGGTTCCAGGACTGGCGTTACGGTCAGCAGTTGGCCCGACTCGCACAGGCCCAGGCCGAAACCCTGAATCAAATCACCCAGGCGGCCGCGATGCAGCAAAAGACCGAGCAGGACAAACGCCTCGTCCTCGAACAGCAACTCGCCGCCAGCGAACAAACCCACTACCGAGCCTTGAGCGATGCCCAACGTGACCAGGATCGCCTGCGCGATCGCCTTGCTACTGCCGATGTCCGGCTGTCAGTCCTCCTCGACGCCGACGATGTTGCCGCCGGTTGTGCAGTGCCTGCCGCCGCCCGCGCCGGCGTCGTGGATCATGGCGCCCCACGCGCCCGACTTGACCCGGCGCATGCTCAACGAATTATCGCCATCACCGACGAGGGCGACCGTGGACTGATCGCCTTGCAGGCTTGCCAGGCCTATGTCAGGGCGTTGCGCCAGTGA